CCCAGACGGCACCGCACTCTGGAAACCATCTGGACTAGCAATCACCAAAGCCAAATGGTGGGTTTATGTTTACACATTGGATGGCTCATTCGTAATCGTTTCAGTCCCACGAATAAAACGCTATTTGAAAATTAACAAGGAACGATTCAACAAAAAGAAACTACACGATTTTGCACGGACATCAAGCAACCCGTCCAAAGGATATTTACTGCAACCCGAAGATGTTATGGACATGATGATAAACACGGAATATGATGAAGTACGAACCAATATCACACCATAACAACTCTGAAATAGCATGGCTAATGATGCCGTTCGGTGTCAAACACGAAGATACAAACTGGGAACTAATAGACATCGTGCAGGCTACAATGTCCACGCTAAGTAAATCAGACCAAGATGCGCTATCGGGAATCTTTTATGAACGGAAAACATATCAAGAACTAGCAAGCGACATTGGCATAAAAGCCAAGTCGCACGCATGGCGCAAAGTAAACTCAGCAACACAAAACTTAAAGAAAGCGTTGCTAAAAAACCAAGATTTTATTGACATGATGGGCGAAAAGTACGAACTATGAAACACAAAAAACTAAACATCGCTAGCCTAGAAGATTATTTGGAACTATTAGAAACAGAACTAGAAATCGCTGGCGCACCAATGACATACAGACGCAAAGTACACGATGTTGAAGCATCAATTAAATGGTTGAAGAAACATGCCCCCCAATTTGGCTGACGATAATGACTTTAACCCCGATGACATGTCGGAACTAGAAGGCATATTCACAAACATGATAGCCGATAACGAAACAGGTTTCGTTATGGAATTTATAATCAGCCGCCTAGCAGCCAAAGAACTAGTAAACGAATGGATTAAAGCATGCTACGGAGATGCCAAAAGTCTAAATATTTCTTTACATGAATACGCAAAAATCATTACCGAAATTGAGCGTGCGTTAATAGACGAAGATTAAGGTGTTAAACCTTTAGGGTTTTTGGCAACATAATCCAAAAATATTTTCAAATCTTTTTGAGACAATATTTTTCCGCTATTAACCAAATCTTGAAACATTGTTGCAATATCAAACTGTCGTGCAACCGCTTCCGATTCTTGCTGTTGAGGACCAACATAACGAACTGGAATACCAAACCAGTTAGCAATGTTACCCAACTGGCGTTCCGAATACGATGACTTACCACCAGTCACACCACCAGTAACACGATTCATTTGTGCAAGCACAGGCATAGCATTCTGGAACGCATATGCCACTCGTGGGTCCAAAATAGTTTCACCCTTGGCATTAGTTTTAACCCAAGCGTCACCACCCATAACTTTTGCAAGCGGAGCCAACAATGCTTTATCCAAACCTTTAGCACCCTCAGTAGTTTGTTTCAACGGTTGGAACGGTCCAACATCAATACCCAACTGTTTACCAGCAATAAATTCCAAAGGAACTTTTATAATCGGATTCAACTGACCAACCAAACCTTGTGGTGAAGCAATCTGTCGTAACTGTTGGTCCAACCTTGTAATAGGCAGGTCTGGAGTTACAACCCATTGACCGCCCTCACCATTAGGACCACCCAAAGCAATAGGATTCCAGTCGGCAATCCACTTTGGCATTATGATGTCGTTGCCAACAGGGGACATTTTTTGTATTTTATCTGTAACTGTATACGCTGCAGGGTTAGCCCATTGGTTGACAATCTGCAATGGAACATTGCGGCTTGTCCAAATCCAAAACGGAACCAACTTCTTTGCGGCTTCGTCAAGCGGGGACAAATCGCTATAATCAAAATGGTATGTAACAATGCGAGAAACTGTTTGGTCAAAAGTTTTTCCTTTACGCAAACTATCTAACGCCATAGGCATACGCACAGCACGCTCAATAAACTCGTTTTTCTTTTGAAAAAATCTTGTGTACGGATTATTCGTAAACTTTTGTCCTAATGTTTGACCAAACCTTAAACCACCAAAATCATCTGCGATACCACGACCAGATGTTTCTGTTGCTTTCCAAGCAGTTTCATAAAGTTCACGCTCAGGACCTTTTTTGGCAAGAAATTCTTCCCAACCAGCATGTTGCCACCAATGCTCGGCATCTCTTGAACCAACACCAATAGCCCGTGCAGCCTCAAAACCATCCGTAACATTTGCTAAATCCACCCCATTCATAGCGTTCATCCAAGTAGCAGACAAACCATTACGGGTAACAAAACCTACAGTTGATGTAGCAAAAACTTTAAAAAAGTTTGAAGTCTGTTTATAAACCTCATAAATATATTTTTGACCAAAAGAAGTTTTCAAACGATTAAGATTTGGTTTCCAATGTGCCAATAATTCCTCAGGCATTTGCACACCCAAACCAGAAATTTCTTCCCAACCCTTTTCAGTTGTTTCAATCATCCGACCCAACCAACCACTCTTAGCATCCTTCAAAGCCATCTCAACAGCAGGCAACGCAACACCTTCCAATCGTGCCAACTGTGCCTCATCAGCATGCAACATAGTTGTAACACGCTCATAAGCAGATTTAATAGCAGGGTCTTGAATACCACCCATGCTAGATAATGTTCGGTCAACCTTGCGAACCCAAGTGCTAGTTTCACCAGCAGTAGCACCCGACTTAGGGACAGAACTCATCAACATACGCATATCTTGAATATCTTTTTGTAAAGCAATACCAGTTGTATTAGACCAAGTTTTTAAAACTTTTGCATCATCCATCAACATAGCAATACGCTCTTTATAATTAGTTACCGCAGCAGGACCAGCACCACCTCTTGTTCCAGTTCGTGGAACACCCTGAGCAGCATAAATAGCATCAATCTTTTTGTCCAACTGAACATAAGCATTTTCAAGTTTCTTTTGTTTAGCCACCAATGTTGTTTGAGCCTGCTCACGAGTAATCGTTTGCTTCACACCATTTAGTTCAATGTCCACGCTATTTGTGAGCATCAACTGTTCACGGGCTTTCTCCGCACGAGTAGCACGGGCGTTTTGCGCCCGTGTCAAACCACCTTTTTGACCTGCAAGTTGCTTAATGTTTTGTCGTGCCTCAGCAGAAGTAATTTGGGCGTTCTCCAAATTAATAATTTCTTCTTCCTTCATGCTCTTAGCCATACTTGCATCCAAAGACGCTTGCTCATGCGCCCCAGAACGAATATCAGAAATAAACTTGTTATCAACAACCTGTTGAACACGAGCAGAAGGATTAGTAGTAGGACGGCGGTCACCACTAGGAATCGTAAACTCATTAGGCATCAACACAGCCCACTCACCCTCTAAATTGGGTACACCTTCATCAATCCAGCGTTGAGGAACCAACAAACCTGCTTCACCAAGTTGCATGTTGTTTTGTACATAATGCCCCAAAGCACCATCCATAATTTCACGAGCAAAAACATCTATTTCTTCAGAAGTTTGGTCCAAAGTTTGACCAAACAAACGCAACATATCATCAACATCAGTAAAAGCATTAAGAATCGCATCTTCACCCATTTCATATCCAGCAGTTACACCATGATTATGAACCACACGAACCAACTCTGCAACCTCAGGCATGGTTTGGTCCAACACTGCAAACGGACCCATGTTTCCAGTTGCATCCAAATGTTGTGCAGCCTGACGCATCTGATTTGCTTCTTCCAAAATGCCACGCTGCTCCAACGAATCAGCAATACCAGCAATAATACCATCATGTCTGAACAGACCACTAAACGCAGGACCATCACGCAAGTCAATAACATTACTTGGACCCATCTCTGTACGAGTACTAGTAGGTGCGTGCATAGCAACACTAGAAGGACTAGTGTCAAAAGAGCCATCAATAGGTTTTGTACGGAAAATTTTGAAGTCACCAGCCTCAGGAGGCAATGGAATCAAATCTTCTGCAGCACCATAAATAAGTCCGTCCGAAGCATAAGTTGCATCGGCACGGACCTCAGACAACATAGTAAAAGCAGTTTCCTGTGCTTGCAAATCATAAAACTCTGATTCAAGATTAGCACGGACAGCATCATACTCTGCACCAACAGGAGTTGAATCAATCACATTACGCAACTCTTTCATCTGTGCGTTAATAGACCTGATTTCTCGTGCAGCAGGAATACCACGACCATTCATAATCTTTTCAGCCAACCACTCAGGCGACTTCAAATCCAACAACTTAGGATTATGATTAGGGTACATCTGGGTATAAATAGTACGCAACTCTTGCACTGCCGCATAACGGTCAGGGTTGTCTAATGCTGCACGCAGATTGGTTACTTCATCCAACAAAACGGAATGAAGTGTAGAAAACTCTCCACGAGCCGTAGCAGTCATTGTCCCAGCAACACGGTTTGCATCAGTAAGTTTGAATAACAGTTCATCCAACTTACGATTCAAGGTAGTAATTTCTGCAGTAGTCAAAGCCTTCTTCTTGTACTCGCCGCTTAAAAAACGGCGAGCAGAATCAGTAGATGACTTAACATAATCTTTTGTCAACTGTTTATTGACATCAATACGGTTACGCAACTTGGATTGAATTTTAGAAACATAACTATATGCTTCTTCAAGTTTTGTTACCAGACCAGCATCTGGGATGGTAACTTTAATTAAAGGTTTAATAAAATCGGAACCATAATCCATTGCACGGCGTGCAAACGCTGTTCGCCCAGAAGCCTTAGCCATAGAATAGGAATACGATTCTGCAATAGAAGTAAACTCTGTTTCAAACCAATTAAAACCAAGTTTCTGCATAGAAATCTTGTTTAAACCTTCAATAGTAGCCATCTCAGCGGTTTCCAAAGGTACACCCAAAAACTCTGACACAATACGCTCACCAGTATCAGGATTGATTTGTGGCGCACGCAACTTACGGAACATCATCGGACCAGTGGGGTCCTTGATATCCTTCAACGACAAGTCTGCTGTTTTAAACAATTCGGCTTTTTGTGCTACTGCACCAGCCTCTGAACGCATCCAAGTTTTTGCCTCAGGAGCCATCTTGTGAAAAATATAATCTTCAATATATCCAATATCACGAGTGTTAACACCATAGTCTTGACCAAATTTAGTTATCTTTTGATTAACTGCGTCACGAACATTATTTTGCCAAACCTTGGTATCTCTAGCCAACTGTTTTAATTCTTCGCTAATTGGTTGCAAAACCAAATCAGCCTCTGACATTTCAATATACCGATAAAGATTATGTGCAGCAGTATCACGAACCGCAGCACCACCCAAACCCTTAACTCTATTGCGTACACCAATACCAATAAGTTCTCGTTGTCGTTTAATCAAAGGAATCAAATCTTGATTAAATTTGTTTGCAGCAGTAGCCAATTCACCTTTCGCAAAACGGTCTGCAGAGTATTTTAAAATATTTTTTTTAATAGTTTCAATAGGCAAATCTAATCCACGACCTGCACCAACTTCACGCAAACCACGCAAACTTTTAGGTGTAATAACATCACCAGCAGCAGCAAGACCCATCAAACCCTTGCGTGCATTAGTTGAATAAATAACATCACCCAACGCTGCTCTTGCACGACCAAAAGTGTTTGCAAAACCAATTTCTAATCCACCAGTTTTAGGTATAATTACTTTGGCATAACGCAAACCAAGTTGAATACCCTCACCCTCACGAACTGCTTTGGGTACACCAGCAGCACCAAAACGCAAAATCTTGTCAGCAACACCTGCCTCAGCCAAAACAGGATACTTCATAATCATAGATTCAGTAGTTAAATCAGCCATCAATGAGGCTCTACCGCTAAATCCCATGTTGGCATGTGCGCCAACTCCAGTACGAGTCATAGGGTCTGTAGCAATTGACAAAACGATGTTTGTTGAAGTGTCTAACCAGTCAATACCAGTTGAAATAAAGTTATGTTCAGGGTCGGTACCAAACAAACTATATTGTTTGTCCATAATATGATGACCAAATTCATTAAAACTAAAACGGTTTTCATCTAACCATTTTTGTTGCTGTTTCAAATCATTAATATGGCTTTTAGAAATACCAACAGCCTGCTCAGCGGCAATTAAAGGACCCCAAGTTTTTTGTGCAACAATCTTTACAGTACCTTCTGAGGCAGCATAAATAAAACGATTATAATAGCCTAAACCCTCAGTAACCTGTTTAAGAACAGGAATTTCTGCAGCCTTACCAGCAACATTTAATAAAGCACCACCGACACCTTTGATAGCACCCATAATTCCACCGCCACCGTTATCTGGCGCACCAGAACCCTGACGAGTAATTTTATATAAGTCATCTAAACGATTCTTTTTTTGTCCTTCGCTAAGAAGAGGGTCACTCATAATCCGTTTGATGCCTGCTGCTTCAGCAGCCTTCAATTCATCAGCATTAGGAGTAGGAGGTTTCGTTGCCGAAGGCAACTTAACCACCGAAGAAACAGAAGGCATAATAGGCGTGGACATTGGCTTCTTATTCAATAAAGCCTTATCTGACCCTGTTACAACATTACCAATAGTTTTTCCTAATGGTTTAGTAACTACTGGGGGTACGACAGCAGGTGGCACTTTGTTTAAAAGTGCCTTGTCTAACGCCCAAGGAGTTTTTTTGATAACCATTATTTGTTAAAAACCTCTAGGTCCAAAACCACCCCAACCTGCCAAGGCTTCTTCAAGTTTCTTTCGTTGTTCAGGTGTTAAACCATCAACAGTACCTGCAGCAGGAGGAGCAGCATCAGCAACAGTAGGAGTGATTTGAGGATACTTTGTTTCACCCTCAACTTTTTTAGCCCGAGCATCAGCCATAGCCTTATTATATCTATCTTGAGCATCTGCTTCTGCTTTTGCACGCTCTGCAGCCAACTTCGCTGCTAAATCTGCATATTTTGTGTTAATACCAGACTGCAACCTAGGTTGTTCCAATGTCAAATAGTCTCTGCCAGATTTGGCAGCACCCATCCCAGCATTTCTTAAAGCATCCACATAGTTAGTCTGTGCGTTCCCATACTGCTGAGATGAACGCTCAGATAACTGTTTCATAAAATCATTTAAACTAGCATCCAAATTAGATTGTGCCTGAACTTCACCTGTCCCAGCACCCTGAGATTGCAAAGCAGCAATTAAAGCATTTTGTTGCTGCGGCAAAGTAGTTAAAGGAACATCCTTGTATGCACTAGGAGTAATCAAATTAGACAAAAAGTTTTGTTCAGAAGAATTAATATCTGTGCCAGCCTGACTCAAAACTTGTTGCAAATAATTTAACTGGTCTTGTTTTTGTGTATCCAAATTAGCAGCCTGAAGGTCATAAATATCAGCCAAACGCTTCATAGCATCAGTTTTAGCAGTATCAGCAGAAGTTTCATAGCCGCCAATAGATTTCATAATCGCATCATAAGCAGCCTTGTTATCAGCAGCATCTTGTGCAGCCTTTGCAGAAGCAGCATCAGCCTTAATGGTGTCGGCTTGTTGAGTAGCCTGAATTTTCATGTACTCATCACGCAACTTGGAACGATTAGCAGGCGTGTCAGGTAAACCTGCCGCACGCAACTGTTGATTAATATAATCATTTATAGGAGTCTTAGCCATGTTTGTACTTCCTTTTCCACCACCACCTTGTGGTGGACTGTTACTGTTATCTATAGCATTAGGGATACCATCACCATCAGAGTCCTGTTTACCCCAAGCAGTTCTGGCTTTTTGTTCATTGGATAATGCAAGTTTTCTTGCCTCACCCTCAGCAAGAGCATTTTTTTGAAAATTACGGGCAATATCCATTTGCGCCTGAGTTAAAGGACCAGTATTACCTACAACAGCCTGCTGTTCAGGAGTTAACACCACAGGGTTTTGTGACTTACCAAGATTAATACCTTTAGGGTTACTTGTAACTTGACCAATGATTGCTTTAATTTCTTCTGGAGAGTAACCACCAGAACCACCAGTTGAAGCAGGAGTAGTTGTTGTAGTGGAACCACTAGTTTCCCGAACCAGACGACCATTTTTATAAACAATAGCCATAATTAATACCCCTGTAACTGACGCAAAGCCGTAGCAGTATCAATAATTTTTTGATTCTTAGCCAAAGCCAAATCATTAATATACTGTTCTAACTCAGATTGTGATGTTGCTTCGTCCATGCTAATAGCATTTAACTGGTCTTGAAGATTAGTGGTTTCTGCACCAAGATTGCGTTGCAAATCTGTTGCATAGTTTTCTAAACCTTTACGCTGAATACCAGAAGTCACATTAGGACCAGCAACACCACGCCTACCATAGGTAGCCATCTTAGGTGCAAAACCCTCAGCATACTGTCTAGTGATGTCAGAGATTTTGCGTGAGCCACGCTGTTGACCCAATGCAGCAGCCTGTTGATTAGCGATAGAACGATTCTTCCTGCGAAGAATCGCTTGTGCTTCACTTAAACCATAATTGCCAGAAACAGCATCTAACATGCTCATTTAATACCTCGTCTGTTCTTTAAACTTATTAGCAGGTTTATCTTTCAAACCATCAATTTCTAGTTGCAACCGTTCCAATTCGCCACGCAATGAAGAAAAGATGCTTTGTAAAGCATCCTTATCGGTACCACTAAGCGTGGACAAGAAAGGTGAGTTCCAAGCCATTAGCCGAAAATCTGTGAACCCAAAACAGTTTGGTCGCTAGAAGATGCCGAAGCAATCACATCATTAGTGATACTGGTAACTGCTGCAGTAGCAATTTGCGAATACGCAATTGCGCCAGAATCAATGTTTGTCCCAGCAGCAATACCTTCAGTAAAAGTTTTTACTGCGTTAAAGTTTGCGTTAACTTCTGTTGCAACGGCAGCAGTGCCGTTGGTAAAAGTATTAGGAATTGTTAGTGTAGCCATAATTAACCTTTGACTTTCCGTGCCTGATATTTATATCCGATACTGTTGATACCCCATTTTTGTCCAGTTGGACCATTAAATTCAAGTTGAATACTTTTTGCTAAACCCAAATTTGAACCAGTCAAAATAGTACTAGAAATAGCACCAGTAGACCAATTTTCACCCCATAAACCAGAACCCCAAATAAGTCCAGTAACAGGAGGTGATTGTGTCAAATTAAACACACGCCGTTCATTACCAACACTTTCATCAAAGTTATGGTAAACATTCACCACAATAGTTTGTGCAGAAGAAACTTCTTTAACAACAACATCAGGTCTGCGAAACATTTTCTTTTGCATATATGAACCGCCATCAAACCAGCGTGTCCGATAATAACTAGAAAAACCTGTATCAGTACCAGTAATATTATCATACTCGTCACCATACATATCAACTTTAATAACATAAGATTCAGTTGGATGAATCATCAATTTATAATCGTTATTACTGGAATCAGTCCAATCACAACCAGAAATCAAACCCTTGCTATCGGCACTAGAAAAAATTGTGTAAACACCATCACGAATAGATGGGTCCAAAACAAAATTTACTGTAGGACTAGAAACTGTAGTAGAAGTAGAATACGGTTCAGATAACCAAACTCGTTTACCAACCCAAGATAAACTTATAGACTCATGGTCATTGCCGTTAACATATCCAAGGTCAAAAACTGACCGAATATTAACAAACATATCCTTTATGGTGGAACCATTATAAAAATAGGTTCCATCATTATGAACATAAAAATATACTCCAGCATCAGCAACAGCCACACTACGAGCAGACCGAACACCCAAACGGTTAGTTAACTCAACAACCTGAAAAGTATCAGTATCATAACCAGTCAAAACATATATAGCGTTTTCTTTAAAAATCATTAACTGACCAGAAACATTAGCCAAACCTTTAATACCAGAACCACCAGCGTTAACTTCAACATAATTTGATGCGTTCCAGTTCTCAGGAGAGTTTTCCAAAGACCAATACACACGGTTCGGATAATTAACAGAATCAAAAGTAACATCTGCAGCAAACATTTTGTTTGCATGCACAGCCAAATGTTTAGCCTTAAACAAAGTATGCACATTAGCATCAGGAGTGGTAGTCAAAAAGTTTCCTGTCGCAACAGCAGTTAACGCTGTTGCATAAGTGTCACCAGTTTCCCAACGATATACAGAACCAGCATCAGATAAATACAGTTTATTACCCCAAGCAACATGAGCCATGCCATCAGTATTAGTAGCAACGACATCATTACCAGACGAATACTGCAACTTAGAAAAATTACCACCCGAAGATTTGTAAACACGAGTAGCAGTAAACAACATAACATAACTAGTAACACCATAAAACGGATACAACGCTTTAGGTGACCAAGTACCAGACACAGCAGTAGTGTTCAACTGTCGTTGCCCACCACGAGAAAACACTCCACCTCTAGGGTCAATTTCAACATTTAACATTTTAGGAGACTCATAATTAGCCAACTGAAACTGGTCGGCACGAAAGTTTATGCCACCAGTAAAATCAGAAATCTCAACAATGTTTAAACCAGCCATTAATACTGGCTCCAATCAAAGTTCCGTCCCAAAGTGGCAGTCCAACCCTTATAAGTTGGACGACCCTTAGTACGACCAGCAGACAAAACAGTGTAAGCATGACTAGTGGGTTTAACAATACTATTTCGTGCCAAAGTAACACCCTCATCAAAAGACCGTTTATAAACATCAGCCATAGCCGAATCTTCCAACCCCTGATAAATACGGGAACAAGCATAATAAACTAAAGCAAAATGCAAATTAGGGCTAGCATCAACCGCACCACCAGAAGTAGCCCAATCAATAGGCTCACGATAACCACGAGCCGTCAAAGTCCGAACATTATCAGGCTTAGGAAACAAATGAATCTTCCCCTGCCACACAGCATAA